GTACTCATGGTATTATTGTTAAGGTTGTTCCTACTGGAACGGTTAATGTTTTCCCTACACACATTGCTAAGGGTGTTTTATATGTCAAGTTTGAATTAGCTGGTAATGTTATATCTTCATTAATACAACCCACTACTGTAAAGCCATTAGCCCAAATAGAGGATGTAACTGCTGGACCTGGAGGTGTAGGAATTTGTGAAATAAAATCTTGAACGGTCATAGTAACTGACACATAATCATCATCTCTTCTATTAGTTTTTACACCAAGAGGAATAAGTGTTTTTAGTGGATCTACAGTAGAGACAAGTTTACTACCCTTAAGCCAACTGATAAAATTTAAGATATCCATTTCTAAATAATTACATACACTATATCTATAATATAATAAAAATTATTTAGATAGCAAAGTAATATAAAATAAAAATCCCCAGCTTTGCAACTGGGGACTATTTTGCTGTATTACTAGAAACAAGGAAAGAAACACAGACTAGAGTAGTAGGCCGATTGTTAGTGCAAGGGCTAACATAACTGCAATGCAAATATTTGCAATTTTAAAATCATCTTCATTAATTACATACTGTTGTGATATCTTATCATATACTGGTTTGTATAAGATGTGTGCTATTGCCCAAAGCATGGCAATACATGTAAATAACACAATGATTGCAACTATTCTCATTACTTCATATTTAATAATCTTTCAGACATTAGTAAAGCTCTTGTCAAGTCACCAATTGTCTGATCAAATAATAAACTCTTTACTGGAGATCTATTAAGATTATAATTCTCTTTTAGATCTTCCGCTAATTTAGAAAATGTTTTTCTAAGTTCAATAATTTCTTCAGACTCATTAATCTCTTCTGAGTCTAAACCAACTAAGATATCCCCAAAGGAATAGATCTTAGTTTCTTTAAAAGCTGTTTGCTCACTCATAATCTATCAATTCTTCTTTGTAAATATACTAAAGCTTTTTGTAAGTCTTCTTTTTTGTTAGAAGTTTTTTTACCAGCTCGTGCTAAATACTTTATAACATTCCCTAAATAAAAGTCTTCATCTAAACCCCAGGCTTCTAATACATTAAATACTTCATAAGTATTTCCTGCTCCACCATAATACTTGGGTCTATCAAGATTTACCAATCTATCTGTCAATGGTATCTGCTTAGATACTATCTTATCAAAGGGTGTATACATCTTACTGTTATACAAGTTCTCTGATTCTTCTGTAAAGTTTACCATACAATTGCAATGTCTCTTTCAGCAACCATTAACTTCATTCCGTCTTCTAGCTCTACTGCTTCAGACGATTGTAGACCAGTGATTCCCATGTACACTTTATCCCCTACCTTTACTGATTCTACTTCATCCCCTATGGCATAAACTTCTAGTTTAGTCCATGTCTTTCTCATATCCATTTCAAGTGCATGCTTGTCAGCTTCACTTAATTCAAATTGAGATTCTTTTACTTCTGGTTTATTTAATAAAACCCTTCTTCCTTTTAACTGCATTGTATTGGTTTTTAATTTTTCAAATAATTCTCTAGCTTGCAGGTTATCTTCTGCAAGTGAAGTAGCCTTTTCCCAAAGTACTTTTTCCTCTAGAGTCACAGACAAATATAAACAAAATATTTATTTACCTTGCCCTCTATATAATTTTTTATATTTCTTGCTTGACTTAAGTTGACTCGTTTTAGTTTTAGCATGTACACCTGGACGGGATACTTTTGTCTTAGTAAGCTTTGTTGTTAGTTCTTTTACTTTTGCCATGATTAAATAATTTAAGTACTATATAATATACTCAATTATTCGTTATCATAAAACATTCTTTCTGAATCTTCTGTGTGCCACTTATCAAATCCCTCACAGTTATAGTAATCTTTATTAACTAAATAATCTGGTCTTTCAGGGAATGGCTTAGTAACAAAGCTAGGCTCAGACCATTTGATTCTATTGTTTGGTTGCAAAGCTATCTGCCCGTTGTCAAGTAATATTACATGGTGACTCTTATGCTCTAATGGATCTTCAGCTAAAGATATGTCAGTGTTAATATCTCCACTACCCCAGTTTATTGTAGCATAGTAACTACCTGGGTAGAACTTATGATCTTTCATGTATACTTCTACTGGCGCATCATACAAATATGATAGATGTAATAAAGTAAAGTTATAAGAGAAACAATTCCATATCTGTAGAAAGTGGAAAGGTAGATCTGGATCTGGAGTCTTTGGTTCTGTCAGTAGGGCATGACTTGGTAACTTATCTCTAAGCACGCCATTCTCTAACAGTACTTGGAACAATGCAGCTTGTCCCGGCATACATCTTACAGATATTACTACCCCCGGGGTAAATTCTCCATGACCTTTGGTGTGTTGGTACATGTACTCATTCCTAACAAATACTTTGAGAGGAAAAAAGTTGTGTTCAATATATGCCATATTATTTTCTTGAGAAGAAATTTTTCTTAGGTGCTTCTACCTTGGTGGTTTTAAGTTTCTCAATGATCTTGTTCGCCTCATCTTCAGCAAACTGAATAGCTTCTTCTTCTTTGTCCATGATCTTCCAGTTATTTAATAGAATACTCATGTGCATAGTTTCATGCATAACAGCTGTGGCTTTCTCTGTAGTAGAATACTTCTTGAAAGTACCCATGTTTAAAAACAAGAAAGGTTTGTGGGGAGCTTTAGCTGTTAACTTCTTATCAGCGGGATCATAGTTAGTCCAGCCATAGATATATACACCATTACCTTTGGTCTTATCTACTTCTTCAGCCTGTGCATCTGCTCTGTTTAAGCCATGCATTTCCGGGACTTTATAATAGTCAAAGATCTCAGTAGCATCATTGCCTACTAAGAGTACATACTTACCCATGTCAAACTTCTTCATATACTAATATACAAATTATTTCTTAAACTTTGTGTCACTATAAGCATCACATTTCTCAGATGACTTGCACCCAGTCATAAGACACCCTATAGCAACTCCTACACATAAAGCAAATATATATAGGCAAAATAGTTTATACTTTTCCATATAGCAAATATAATAAAATAACAAAGGCCCGGGCTTTCAACTCCAGACCTTTGTACTAGTAATAACCCCTTATTATAGCTTGACAAATATAAAACTAAATTTTAATATTCCAAACGGGGGTAAGATTATTTTATATTAGAGGTGGAGATGGGTCATGCTACAGACACCCCCGGGGGGCCAAGCCAAGTGGGGCTACCCCCCATAAATCTGAGGCAGCAATGTCATATTCTAGGTGCAAAAACAAAAAATATTCTACCAGGAAAAATATGTTAACCCATACATGCTAGATTACATGCTATGTAGTATAGTATATATAGTATAGGTATATCTAATATGTGTTGTGTCAAGATCTATGCTTGCCGCTGTGCTACATCTATCTATCTATGTATGTATATGTAATACATCACCTTGTCATACTATTCATAACCATTAAAACATTTATCATGAAGATTTACTTTGCACTTATCACAGATTACTTAGGAACACCTGTTAAACAACTAGCATACACTGCTACTGCTAAACACTCTGCATTCTTAGCACAAGAATACATTGACCATGTTCCACCTGCTTGCGGATTCACAATATGCAAGAAATATGTAGATGCCAAAGAAATAGCTAAGCTCCTTAACCAAGGGGCTTATGCTATACTCATCACCTTGTTATACTATTCATAACCATTAAAATAAAAGTTATGAATAATTTAATTGAATTGTTAGGTGAAGAAATGTATGTGGAATTTGTGTTAGAATTGTTGGAAGAGAAGGATAAGTGTTATGGGAGTGAAGGTAAGTGTTATGAGGATATAGAGGAGGATATGTTAGTTTTTGGAGAAATTTAAAAAATAAGGGGGAGTAATCCCTCTTATATATCACCTTGTTATACTATTAATAACTATTAAAATATAAAGTCATGATTAAAACTATTCAGTATGTTTCTTTAAGTATCCTGTTAACAATCTTTCTAGAAGGTTTGTTAACTATGGGTTGGGCGTTTGACTTCAACAAGTATGGAGTATTTGCTTGGTTAGTTCAAGCAATTATACTTACCACAGTTGTTACAACAGCATTAAGGATTAGGCAAGAACAAGGGGATTAATTTCCCCTTTTTGTTTGTCACCTTGTTATACTATTCTTAAACCATTAAAACTATTTGTTATGCAAGAACCAATTGACAATGACTACAGTGAGTTCCTTACAAGGGAAGAGGAACTGTTAATGCAGGATAAGGAAGAACTTATCAAGCATATACTTCGGCTTGAAGCAGAATATATTGCAAGTCAAGTAGACAGAGGAGAACTACCTTGGTAGTTCTTTTTCTTTCTTATAAAATACATCACCTTGCTTTACTACTAATAACCATTTAATTCTTTTTACCATGAAATACAAAACTGTTTTCATTGAGGTACTTGCCGGAGATAGCAAAGGCCTCATCCAAGCTCAAACTAAAATAAACCAATGGACTACCACAGGTTTACTCAAGAAGTTTGAGACTCATAGTACAGGAACACATTGGTTGTTCCAAGTGCTACTGATTAAACAAGAAGGGGAGTAATCCTCTTTTTGTTTTAAGTACATCACCTTGTT